CATACGGTAACGCTCCTGTCCAGGAGCTAGCCGCTGTTGAAATATCAGCGATCTCCCCCTGGAGAGCGCCATCAAAATTACTTGCGATACCATGTCTAAAACGTGTAACCATTGCACCCTCCTTAGAGAGCAGGATAGGGAGACAGTTATTGTCTCCCTATCCCACAATGTTTTTACGCTCCGGGAGCTTTGAATAAGCCCATCGGATAATTCACTTCCGTGCTCATACGAAAAGAGACTTTGAACTTAGCATCCCCAGTTTCAAAATCCCCATCCTGAGCGAACTTCACACCACGTCGATTGAACGTGATGATTGGATTCTGATCGCTAATTAAGAACCACGTGTCGGCGTCCGTCAAATACGGATCGACGATCAACGTAAGATTCCTGCTCTGCAACGGGTTAATCGCATTCTCTGCGCTCTCCGGATCATATGCAGAATTCAGAATCTCTTTTGCGGTCCATTCCCCATCGGGAGCAACAAGCAAGTATCTCGGTTTGATGATCTGTTGCTTGTTACGGTCATCCGTTGTGGTCTCGAACTGCGTGATTGCTTGGCGCAATGAAGCGACAGACAAATCAGCAGACGGACTTAACAAGTTCGACCATGTTCCACCGCCGAGTTTGGTATGGGACGCGCTGAAAACAGCAATCCCATCACCGGCGGTTTTGGTTGTGCCATTGTACATATCATGCACAATGACTTCCATTGTTTCACGAGCCGATCGACCTAACTCCTTGGTCATATCCCCCATTTCGGTAGGAATGTCAGGATACAAACAATCCTCGATAGCTTCCTCCGTAATCCTCACACCAAGTGCATTAGTTACATGCACCCAGCGTTTCGTCGGACCTTGGATGAAGTCATCATACTTAATCGGTTCGCCCTCTGGTTTCTCAGGCACTAAGCCCAAGCCTGTGTAATACGCGGATTCCTCGTAGGCTCTCCTTGACGGTTTAATCGTCACCAGTTGCTTCCACATAGCAGGACGCTCTGTGTAAGAACTGGACATAAAGGAGAACAAACCAGGAACCACGGCCTTATTAAATTGGCTTCTATTCATGGTTAAGCTCCTTTAGACGCCCACGCCGACAATACCGGCATTAGCAGTGTGATTGTTAATTCTGCATAACCAGTCGCCATATGCAATGCCGACTGTGTTATCCACCTGTTGAACCGGGCGGATCAAACGAATTTGATCTCCGGCTGTTGCACCGCCCGTATCTGAATCATTAAGGTTCCAACCACTTAGGTAGTTGACCGTGCTGCCTGCTCCGGCGATAAGATTGATATTGCCATTACAGTCATTGATGTCCAGATAGGAGGTGTCACCATCCCCTTGAGAGACGAATACTTGCCTCGGATCGTCGGCTACCATAACGTACCCAACTCCCGAATGCCCGCTGTCCCAGTATTGCAGAGGAACTTTGTTAGCATCATAAATGCCGACAATAGCCCCTGTGATAGGGTTCCCGGTACCACCAGTCGCGATAACAACGTTGCGATCTGTACCGTTAACAATCACAGGATCCCCAATAAAGAGGTTCTGCGCATACCCAGACGACAGTTTGTATTCCGTCACCTGAAGGAGGTTACCATACGGCTGTAAGCCGCGTGGAAAATTGACGTTTGCCATTTAGTCCTCCTGATTTAGTTATTCCATTTCCAACCCTTCTCCTTCATCATCGGTTGTCTCTGGTTTGTAGAACCCTCTTGATTCCTGCTTTGGTAAATCTTCCACATAGTGTTTTACCAACGCAGCGCTTCTTTTAGCCGGGGCTGCTTCTCGCATCTTGCCCATTTCTTCTGTGGCAAACGCTAACAACATTCCCGCTTGTTCTACTGCACCGTGAGACTTGAACCTGTACTTCTTGATGTACGGAGAATTTTCCCGTGTGCATAGCGCCCATATGCTACTACGCAATGTCGCTTCCAGGTTTTTGTTTTTCGCTAACCATCGGTAGCGATACTTTACTCTGTGAAGCTTCAAACATTCTTCTGGCAACGCAAGAATATCACGCATCTTCAGGTCGTTCATGGACCTCAACTCAGCTTCGTTCTTTGGCTGCTCTTTAACTAAGTCAGCCACAAAACTATCTTGTTGAGACATGACCTGTGCTAGCTGAGGACTTGCCGAAGGTACCTCACTTGACTCTTGGACTTTAGTTTCTTCAAGGACCGCATCGATTACGGCCTCGGAATTTTTCTTTGTGAACTTTGTCATAATTGTATTCCTCCTTTACCAGATGAGGCCAGTTTCTTTTTGTTTGACGCATAGAGTTTTGGATCTATGCCCTGAAGTTTACAAAATTCCATCTCATCTTTTGTGACGGTAACTTTGTTCCCTTCACTTATATTATGGCCTGCTGTGGAGGTCAATCGCACCCGATTCTGTCTCGCCGCTTCGTCCTCCCTCGCTTTTAGTTCTGCTTTAATGATGTCTTCCCGTTTATATCCCATATTCTTCTCCATATACTCTTCCATCTCGTACATGGCTGTCATGGGACCCTTTTTCTGCAGCGTATACTCCGGATTGGCGACGACAATATTACGATAAATCTTTGCCTTCTCACTGTTCGGATCGTTCAATTCCGGATGCCTAGAAAGAACTTTCTGTTTAGAGTCTTCCAGAACTTTATTGAAATCGGCTGTCTGCATCGACTGTTGCTGAATCTCTTCTGCTTGCAACTTCGATCGTAAATCTACAGCTTTCTTCCAATCTTTCTTTGCTAGATCATCCCACTGATCTTCCGTCCAGTTACGCGGATCCCGTGTATCAGGTTGAGAATTTGCATGGGCCGGCGGAACATACACGTCCTCTTGTTGTGTTCCAGCCTTGATGCCTTCTACAGAAGTCTTCAAGTCTCCGACGAGTTTCTTCAACTCTTTGTTCTCAGCTCGCATTGCCGCCCAAGCTGTCCTAGCCTTTGGTGGTGTATCGTCTTCCTCTTCCGGTTCATCGAGGTCTACTTCAACATCCCCTTCACCAGGTTTGACTTCTTCCTCTCCAGTTTCAATAAGAGTCTCTTCTTCTTTCTTATCGTCACCAGTAACCGCGAATCCGCGATTATCGTGCAACAACTTGTCAAAGAACCATTGCATGTTTACCTCCACTTTTGTTAATACTTGAAGACTGTGGGCAAGTCTCCACTGAGTTTATCCAACATCTTTATTTGACCATCGTACAGCTTGAGAAATTCCTCTATTCCAGAAATCTCTCCCTCCAAGCGGAACACAAGCATATTATCGCACGACTGGAGTGCCGAGCGTTGTTCCTTGCGCTTGGTTTTTAGCAACTGACTCAGCTGGGTTAGCAGAACCTGAAAGATCTTGTTGTCCTGCAGCCGGGCTAGCTGGGCCGCCATCTCTTGCTGATTTTCCTGTAGTTCCTTGTTCTTGACTTCCAAGACCGCCTCCTTTGCCACCTTGCTGAAAACTCAACATCATTGCCATCATCTGCTGGTGTTCCATAATGTGCGCCCGTAGCACTTCCACCAGCTCTTTACTCCATAACAGAATATCTGGACTGTTAAGCAATTGATTATGAACCACCATATGTTCAAGATGATTCTCTTGCGGTTCAGCATGAATAATCATACCTTCCCGAAGCATCGTATGCTCATCCACCGGATCGTTAGAGGGTTTCTCTGACGGTCCTTTACCAATCCATTCTTCTGGGTTTTCCTTAAACGCTTTGAATACATTCGCTGTTGCCTTCCACAATTTCTGCGGATTCCCGACAACAAGCGGATTACCACCTAAGACGAACTTATCGTACAGCATGATCGCCAATTCACGCTCTGTACCGATATCCCCAAAGGAAGCATTGGGTAACAGATAAGCGTCCATCTCTAAAGCAAACGCTTCTTTAACCTGTTCCGAATTCTCGAAGACCGGTTCATTGTTCTCTCCAAGAATTCTTTTCTCCAGTCCCGCCGGCATATTCATATGGCATAGATCGAATATGTCTGTTAGGATAAGACCTAATCCTCGTCGGATATTAGACGTAGGTAGATTAAAGCGCTGTTCCGCTGAAGTAACAATTGCTGCAGTCTTAGTCGCCGTACCACTACCTCCGGAGAAATTCCCTTCCTTCCCCATAACAAAGCTCGACGCTGCTGTAAGCCTTTCAATAAATTCAAGAACAAGTCGTATCGCATTTAACAACCTCTCTGTTGGCACCTGCATATCAGGAAAGAATACATTCTGCGATGGATTCGTAACCGGATACATTGCCCTCGGCTTAGCCACGTGTTCGTCGGGAGAATAATCAGAATTGGGGTCATAGAAACCCCATTTCAAAATCGATAGCGTATTAGCGTCCTGAATCTGCCGAAAGACGGCATCGATCTCTTCCGCAAGAGGTTTGACTTGCTCAAGAACTCCGATACCAAGTAACTTATGAATACGATTGATGAAATTGATTTGACGTATTGGCCTGTCACCTTTTCTATTGATCCTGGAAACCTTGAACGCCCTCAAGAAAAGTTCTTCCCGTAATGCGACCATAACGCATATCTCTTCTGGGAATCCGTCCTTATCCGCGTCATAGTTCCCGTACCATATCAATGTCTCGACGAGGTGCATACGTCGCTTAGCGTCTGCATCTGCAATCTTCTCTGCTTCAGATAACTGCGAAGCAACTTTTGTTATTATAGATTTGTCGACGGAGTTCTTTAATTTCTCCGTCACGTTTTCCATCAACCCATCTTTAGCGAGTTGCGCAAGTTCGTGATAATAAAAATCTTCTTGCTTAATGACAGGTTCTTTTTGGATATCCGTACATCCAGGCTGTGTAAGGAATTTGTCAATTGGAATAATTCTTAATGCAGGTTTTTCTAAAACTTTTATCAAACGCTCTTCGACCATTAACGGAGCTCCGGACATTGGATCCATTACAGGAGCACCCATCTCATCAACAACAGGAGTCTGTGCTACTTGGTCTAAATCTTTTTTCTTTATATCCCAGTACGATTCTACAAAAACTGTTCCCATCATAATACACGCGCGAACGATCTTAGTAATGTCTTCTTCGATCTTCATCCAAACATTTAAGACCCACGGCATAATCTTGTTGATAGCATCAACGCGTGTCTTATCCGTCGGC